AACTTTGGAAGTGATAAACCTACAGGTCATCTTGGAAGTTTTTTAGAAAAAAAAGCAGAACTACAAATACAATTAGAAGCAAATACAGTTAATAAAGAATGGATAACAGTTAAATGCAAAAGAAGCAGAGGTTATGCGTTTGAGACATTTAGTTTTAAGGTAAATGAAATGGAACTACCTGAAATCATTGGGGATTTATATGACCCTTTGCAAAACTAAATTATGAAAAACTACTTATCGGACATCTATAAAAAGCATCAAGTATGGATTGACATTGTTTGCTCCTTTGGCTGCAACAAAGAAACAGCAGAAGACATAACTCAAGAAATGTATATCAAAATTCAAAAAAGAATAAACAAAGGATTAGATATTGATTTTGGAGATGACTATAATTATTACTATATTTTTAAGACATTAAAATCTTTGTTCCTTGATTTAAAACGCAAAGAAGCTAAAGTCAATACGTTATCTATAGACAATATGAGGGATTTTTTAGCAGACTTTGATGCAGCTAATTATGAAGAAGTCTATGCTACAATACAAAACGAACTAAACAATATGTATTGGTATGATAAAAAGATATTTGAGATCATAGAAGGTGGCGAAAGTATTGCACAGCTTTCAAGAAAGTCTGGGATACCTTACTACTCACTTTATAATACTTATAAAAAAGTAAAAGAGAAACTAAAAAAATTATTATGAGACTAGGAGACATAGTATTCTACATTACAAAATATACAGGCATTAAATGGCTTGTAGACAAATATCACAACTATATGGGAACTGAATGTAATTGCGACAAAAGACGTAAAGACTGGAATGAAATAAAAATAAAAAGATGGTAAAATTTAATAAATATGATTACAAAGACTGGGAAAAATTTAGGCTTTCAAAAAAATCAACCATTAGTCGTGAAGAATTTAAAATGGTATGTAAGTTCCACGCAACCTATTACGATCATAAATACTTCGAACCTTGTACTTGTAACCCCAAACTAATTAATAAATGGATTAGCGAATTAAATATTGTTTGGAACAATGGGAATTGAAACAATAAAAAAGTTTGAAAAAGTATTAGTAGCTTTCTTAAATATGGATGGCTGGAATTTAGAATGGACTGGAGATGGTTTTAAACATTATGACGCTTGTGGATTCACACCTAAAGGAAATCCTTGTGTTATAGAAATGAAATTTAGAAACAAATACTATGAAGAAAAAATGTTAGAAAAATATAAATATGATGCATTAATGAAAATGGATAAAAAAGTAGTAAAGCTATATTTTGTTAATGACCCTAAAGGTAATTATCTATACTGGTTAAATGCATTAGAACTTCCAGAACCAGTAGATATGTACTGTCCAGATACTACACTATGGACTAAAAAAAGATTACTTAAACCTGTTTACTTACTCAAGGAAAATCAAGCCACAAGAATTAATCTTAACGAACCTTATTAAATATTTTGTTTATATCGTTTAATTAAGTATTTTTATTAAATGATATTGTTAATAGATGCAGACAGCTTAATCTTCGCAAGTTGTTACAGAACAAGAGATGAAGAAAACCAAGACCCTTACTATAGAGACATAGAAGATTCTATTGTAAAGTTTGATGAACAGTTTATGAAGATTGTAAATGATCTTGAAGAACAATACGAAATAGACAAAGTGATTACATTTAATGGAAGCAAAGGAAACTTTAGAAAAATACTAACACCAGTATATAAAGCAAACAGAAAAAAACAAGAGTTACCTCCATTACTACACGATATGCACCAATACGTTAAAGATACATACGACAGTAAATTTGTGTATGGATTAGAAACTGATGATCTTGTAGCTAAATACTGGCAAACACTATCAAATGAATTTGGAAGGGATAATGTAATGATTGTAAGCATAGACAAGGATTATAAACAATTCCCTTGTTTAATGTATAACTATCACTATAAACATAGAGTAGTATTAGACATAAGTGAAGAAGAAGCATTATACAACTTCTATGAACAAATGATAGTAGGAGATACAGCAGACAACGTAAACTACTTTAAAGGTAAAGGTAAAAAGTTTGCAGAAAAATATTTTCAAGATTGTAAAACTAAATATCAATATACTAAAAGACTATACGAATTATTTAAACAAGAATACAAAGGTAAGGCAAGACAGAAATACGCAGAATGTTATAACCTATTAAAATTAAGAAATGATTAAAGAAAACAAATGGTTTGTTCAAAACGAGATAGCAGAAAAAGTAATAGAGCTATCAGGTATTAATATATTTGAAAGATCAAGAAAAAGAGAAGTAGTAGAAATGAGATCGTTATTCTTCTACATATTAAAAAACAAATTAGATATGGGATTGACTGAAATGTCAAGATACTTTGAAGATAGTGCTTCAAGTATAAACCACGCAACTATTATATGGTCATTAAAAAACTATGAACTATATAAGTCTACAAATAAAAGAATACAAGAAATAGAAGAAATGATTATTCTAAAAACTTCTATGAATATAAAAGGAATAAACAGGGAAACTTATTTAGAACTTAAATGTAAAGAACTTGAAGCAGAAATAGAAAGACTAAATACAAAACCAAATGAATCTAAAATAATAGACTTAATAAATCAAGTTCCAAAAGCAAGAGAAGGAGAATTTATTACAAGAATTGAATTAATGATTAAGGGGTGGGAATGGCAGTATAGAGATAGCACAACAGCTTATGCAGGGGAATAAACTAAAAGAACAATCCTTATTAAAAGTTCAATCTAAAATATGGGAACAAAAAAGATTGATAAAAGAATTAGAAGATGACATTGAAAAAGATAATGACATTGAATTTGAAATAGTAGAATTACAATTTAACAATGCTATTAATCAATTAGAAATATACGAATACATAAAAAAAGCAATACAGAACTATGAAAATATATAACCAAGATTGTTTATATAAACTCAAAGAGTTAGATGACAGTTCAGTAGATAGTATTGTTACTGACCCTCCTTATGGTTTATCTTTTATGGGCAAGAAGTGGGATTATGATGTTCCAAGTGTAGATATTTGGATTGAGTGTTTGAGAGTTCTAAAATCAGGTGGTCATCTTTTAGCGTTTGCAGGTTCAAGAACATATCATAGAATGGCAGTTAGAATTGAAGATGCAGGGTTTGAAATTAGAGATCAGATAATGTGGGTTTATGGTAGTGGGTTTCCTAAATCACACAACATAGGTAAAGCAGTAGATAAACAAGGTGGCAATTCACTTGGTAAAGAAGTTGCTGACCTTGTAAAGAAAAAAAGATTAGAAATAGGTTTATCTACTATACAATTAGCTGAACTTGGTAAATTTTATGGAAAAACAAATCACGGAGGCTCTGTATCTAATTGGGAAACTGGTAGGGGTCGTATAACACCAGAACAATTTAATAAACTTATAGAAATATTAAATTTAGAAAACAATCCTATTATTGAAACTAAACGAGAAGTTATTGGCAAACAAACAAACATAGCAAATAAGGATAACGAAAATACAGGTCGTTATCAATGGAATACAGAAGGACAAAAAAGAAAAGAAAGTATAGACATAACAAAAGGCAATTCAAGATGGGAAGGCTGGGGAACTGCACTCAAACCTGCACACGAACCTATTGTAATGGCAAGAAAACCTTTTAAAGGAACAGTAGTTAATAATGTATTAGAATGGGGAACTGGTGGAATAAACATAGATGCGAGTAGGATAGAATATCAAAGTGAAGATGATAAGTGGAAAAACAATTTACAAATTTCAACTGAAAATAGCAATAATGGGTGGAAAAGAGATGCCCACAAAAAACCAATAGAAAGAGAGTCAAACTCACAAGGCAGGTTTCCTGCAAACATAATCTTTGATGAAGAAGCAGGTAAAATCCTTGATGAACAAAGTGGAATATCAAAGAGTGGCAAATCAAGAGGTTTAACTCCAACAAAAGCGAGAAGTTGGAAAAATAGTAGTATTCAAGGAATAAATAGAATAGATCACGATGACAAAGGTGGAGCTTCACGTTTCTTCTATTGCCCTAAAACTTCTAAAAAAGATAGGAATGAGGGGTTAGATGAGTTTAAGGGAAAGCAAGTTGGAACTCTAAATGCTAACTCATCTGATTTAGAAAATTATGGTGGTAGTTCGTTAGGGGCATCTTCTCTAAAAGGAGACCATAAACCACCACAACCTAAACAAAACTTTCATCCAACTGTAAAACCAACTGATTTAATGTTATATCTTATTAGGTTAGTAACACCTGAAAGAGGGGTAACACTTGATCCTTTTATGGGTTCTGGTTCAACAGGCAAAGCTGCAATAAGAGGTGGGTTTGATTTTATAGGTATTGAAAGAGAAAAAGAATATATTGAAATAGCAAAAGCAAGAATTAAATATGAACAAGAAAAACAAAAACCTGATTCACAAATAAAATTATTTTAATTATGACTAAACACGAATTTGAAGAAACAAAAAAATATCTATTAGACATTTGTCAACAAATAATGGATGTAAAACAACCTGAATACACACAAAAGAATTTAGATATACTACACAACTTTAAATGTTCTGCAGAATTTATAGGCATAGAACCAATGGAAGTATGGGCAGTATTTTTTAATAAACACATACAATCAATACTTGCACACGCAGGAGACCCTACTATGCATCAAGCAGAACCATTAGAAACAAGATATGCAGATGCTATTAACTATTTATTATTAGGATTTAGCTTACTACAAGACAGACCAAAAAAAGACATCATTTCAGGAACTGAATAAAATAAGTTAAAAATTACGTTATATAGATATATATAATTAATTAATTAATATTTTATT